AAGGTATCGAACCACCGTTCAAGGCCGGAACCCTCTAAATGGCAAACTTCAAGCAGGCGTTCGGCGGCGATAGCGCATTTACCCTCACGCTGGCTTCGCTGGCGAATGCTGCGGCGCGTGAATCAACAGCGATTGATAATTCCAGCAATCTCTATGTCGATGCTTTGCTTCGCCTGCAAATTAAACTTGCCACCGGCACACCTGCTTCAGACAAGCTCATTAACATCTACGCCTATGGCTCGGAAGACGGCTCGAACTACGGCGACAATGCCACCGGCACGGATGCGGCTGTCACGCTGCGTTCACCCACGAACCTGCGACTGGTCTACACCCTCTACACACCGGATGCTGGTGCGCTGACTTATAAGACGCAGCCGTTCGGGATTGCCTGGGCATTCGGTGGCATTCTGCCGGTCAAGTGGGGCATTGTGGTTGAGAACCGTACCAACCTCGCCTTTGATAGTACCGAGGGCAATCACGCGAAGGCATTCAATGGTGCCTACTACACGGTAAGCTGATATGACCGGCTCAGCCGTCATCTTCGATGCCGCCGCAGACCGGCTGCTCATTACATCCAGTGTCCTGAACTACAATGCGGACTACGCTGTTTTCGGTGTCGCTCGACTGAATTCCGATCTCAATGCTCAATCGGTCATCTTCGCGATCACAGATAACAACCTCGCCTCACTTGGTGCTGACATCATTGGCACGGATACGGATGGCACCAGCCTTACTATTTACTCGATTGTCGCAGGGGTATCCAACAGTCAGGTCGGCACGCAGCTTCGCATCGGCCAATTATTCACATGGTGTATATGCAGGCGCGGCAACCGACTGGAAGGCTGGCTGAACGGACAGCTCAATATCTTCAGAAATGTGAGCATCGCCGGACGTGGGGCGGCTGCTCGGCTTGAAGTTGGCGCGGTGACGAATGTCAACCTGAACCGGCTGGACGGTGCTGTTGGTAATCTTATCGCCTATCCCTATGCACCATCACCGTCTGACATCGTGCTCCAGATGGGCAGGCTCGAACGACCTTGCCTGCCCAATCTCTACGGAATGTGGCCTACACCGCGCGGCACAGGCTATCGGGCACTCGACCTCAGTCCCAACCGGCGCAACTTCACCGAAGTAGGTACGCTGACCGATGCTTACATCGAACCACAGCCCTTTGATCCCACGCGCTGGTATCCGCCCTGGGCGTGGGCACAGGCCGTCGCATTATCCGGTGTCCAAAGTAATCAGGCAGTCGGTGCCCAGACCGTCGCGCCGGGTGCAGTAGCGCTGGCGCTGGCTGGTATCGCATCCAATCAGAAGGTTGGCGTGGTAAGCGCGTCAATGAATGTTCAAATTGCTGGTGTTCCATCGAACACCAAGATTGGCGAGCAGACTGCCGTACCGGGTGCGGTAACAGTCTCACCAGCAGGCATTGGACCCAACTCGCAGCTTGGCTTAGTGCAGCTTACGCCGGGTGCTGTGAGTGCGGTATTAGCCGGTATCGCGTCAAACGCGAAAGTAGGCAGCGTCGCCGTGACGCAGGGCGCGATTACCATCACCCTGACGGGCATTGCGTCCAATTCACAACCCGGCTCGGTGCAGATTGTTCCAGGTGCAGTGAGTGCGGCGTTGGCTGGTATCGCATCTGACGCAATAGTGGGCAGCATCGCCGTGACGCAAGGCGCAATTGCTGTTTACCTCACGGGCATCCCGTCAAATGCAAACCTGGGCGTAGTGCAGCTCGTACCCGGCGCGGTGAGCGTGGTGGTAGCCGGGATTTCAAGTTCCGTAAAGATGGGCAGCATCACCGTGACGCGGGGCGCGATCACCATCATCCTGACGGGCATTGCATCTAATTCACAACTTGGCGCGGCGCAGCTTGTACCGGGTGCTGTGAGTGCGGTGTTGGCTGGTATCGCGTCAAACGCGAACATGGGTGTCCTGACGCTGACACAGAACGCACTATTTATTAATTTAAGTGGTATTGCACCCAACGTGAAATCGGGCGCAGTGCAGCTCGTACCCGGCGCGGTTTCTGTGTCGCTGGTGTCGATTAAGTCCAACGGCAAAACTGGCACGCTAGTAATAGCTCACTATGTCCCCGGCACAGGTGAGCCGATCACGTTCGTCGCGCCGTATCTTATTAGTCTTTACCGCCGCCCGGTACAGCTATCGCTCATAGTCGCACCATTCGTTATTCCGGTACCTGCGCCGTTGGTTATCGACATATGGCGCGATCCAGTCACGTACAATCTATTCATAAAGCCGCTGATCGTCGAGGTTGACTGATGCAGAATTACGAAAAGCATCCACGCGCGAAAATCGCTATTCCGGTGCGCTTTCAGGGATTAGGCGCAAATACTCTATCCAATCCCACCGCGTCCGTGTCACCCGCCGGACTGACAATTCATTCAACGGTGGTGGCTGCCGATGGCAAAGGACTGGTTGTGCTGGTGGGGGGGGGGACGGCTGATACGGTGTATCAGGTTGAGCCGGAATGTGACATCTCAAATGGTGAGCATCCGGTAGGTGAGTTCACAGTGACGATCAAGGATAACTGATGGCTCGGCAGTTTACAGGAAAACAGCTTCTCTTCATTGATTGCTACATGGCGAGCAGTGACTTTAACGGCACTCAGGCTGCTGAAGACGCGGGCTATGACGGCAGTCGTGAAGTGCTGGCGGCGATTGCCTATGAAAACCTTAGAAAGCCTCATATCAAAGCTGAAATCGAGCGGCGGTTGAGTGCGTACATGACATCAGATGAAGTGCTGTACCGGCTGACCGAGATTGCCCGCGCGGATTTAGGTGACACATTAGATGACAACGGGGACATTGACTTAAAGAAGGCCAAGCAGCTTAAGAAGACGAAATTTCTGAAGCGCGTCAAGCGGAAGGAAACGACGACACAACATGGTGGCAGTGATGAAACTGAAGTTGAACAATACAGCCGGATAGAAGCGCTTGAACTGCTCGGCAAGAAGCACAAGCTGTTTGTTGAGCGGATGGAAGTCGGCGATCCGAATGGCGGCCCATTGAGAATTATTATCGAGGAAACCAGTGGTAGCAGCAGCAAATGAAGTCCGGCTCACCTTCGAAGCCTTTCATCCCAACCAGAGGATCATCTATGACTCGCCGGTGCGCTTTCGCGTTGCTGCCTGTGGTCGGCGTTTTGGGAAGACGACGGTGGGTGAGCGCAGCATTATCCGGGCTGGACTGCAAGGCAAGCGGTGCTGGTGGCTTGCACCAACCTACGATCTGGCAACTAAGGTGTGGGACAGTATCCGCTACAAGGTGCGTCCGATACAAGCCTGCACTGTGAAACTAAGCGAACGGCGCATCATGTTTCCCGGCGGCGGCTGGATCGAGATTAAGAGCACGCACAGCTTTGATAACCTGCGCGGCGCTGGGTTGGATTTTGTAGTGCTGGACGAAAGCGCGTTTATGCACCAGGATACGTGGCCGCAGATTGTTCGCCCGATGCTGCTGGAACGCAAAGGCGGTGCGCTGTTCCTGTCTTCGCCAGCCGGACGCAACCACTTTTACGACCTGTACGGGCTGGGACTGGACGAGCGTGAGCCGGAATGGCAGGCTTTTCACTTCACCAGTTACGACAATCCGTTGATTGACCCGGCGGAAATCGACAGCATTAAGCGCAACACGCCGTCTCGCATCTTTGATGAAGAGTACCTGGCTGAGTTTGTCGATGGCAGTGGGCAGGTGTTCCGCAATGTCAAAGAGAATGCCATCGCCGAGTTGAATGTAAAGTATGATCCGGCACACCGCTACATTGCCGGGTTGGACTGGGCACGGGATGTCGATTACACCGTGATGATTGTCGTCGATGCAACGACGAAGCGCATGGTAGCGATAGATCGTTGGAACCAAATCAGTTGGGACTTACAGCGCAGCCATGTCAAAAAGATGGCTAAACAGTGGGATGTATCCGCGATCTGGGCGGAAGCCAACAGCATCGGCTCGGTCAATATCGAAGAATTGGAAGCAAAAGGGCTGCCGGTGCGTCCGTTTATGACGACGGCGCAAAGCAAGCAGCCGTTGATTGATGCGCTGGCGGCGGCACTGGAACAGGGTGACATCGCCATTCAGCCGGATGAGACGCTGATGAAAGAACTATTGGCGTACAGGGTTGAGCGGTTGGCTGGTGGCGGCTATCGCTACAGTGCGCCGCCGGGACTGCATGATGACACGGTGATTGCCTGTGCTTTAGCCTGGCATGGTGTAAAACGTTTTGGAAGCTTTTCCGGCGCAGCGGCGTTGGACAGAGATGATTGGTGATGCATGGTAGACTACGACAAGCGGGCGATTGGACACTTTCCGCCGCGTGTGCAGACAAGCGCACTCGCCATCCCTGAAACACGAACCGTAGAAGCGCGGCGCGAAACTGCGCCGATGTTTCTTTTCTACGATGGCAAGTCTTTTACGCCATTCAACAACAGGCGCAGCGGCGCGGATATGTTTAGCAGTGGCTATGGCATGACGGCAGCCACGCTCCGGCCGGGCAAGCTAACCCAGAATGACTGGGATTTCGCCCGCGCCTATGTTCAGTGTGAGTATGCGTTTCGCTGTATCGAGATGGTATCGAGCGACATCTCGGCTATCAAGCATGGTGTTCGCAATCGTTCAACAAAACAGGATTGGCCGGATCATCCGCTGATGAAAGCGCTCACTTGGGCGCGGCAGGTCTGCCAGCAGGACATCATTAGTCTGTGGCAGAAGGCACTCTACATCTTTGGCGAGACTTACCTGCTGCCGGTGTCGAATGGCTTTACCGATCCCGCTACTGGCAAGCCGTACTACAATGGTTTGCAGTGGCTTAACCCATTGGTGACTGAGCCGTATATCGCCTATGGGCAGCTTCAGGGTTACGACTACAGTGCCTATGGATACACCCGTTTTCAGCCGGGCCAGATTGTCCATGATAAAGTGTCGTCCATATTTGATGACATTCGCGGACAGTCACGAATCAGCGCCGTACTGGCGGCAGTCAATATTGACATTGAGATCAAGCGCTACACTCTCGACAGCTTCCTGAAGGATATGCGCATGTCCGGCATCCTCACCGGGCGTGAAGGGTCTGACCTTCAGCAGAAAGACGTGGATGATGCGCTGCAAATCATTAAAGAGAAAAAGGAAAGCCGGTTGATCGCACTGGCTCCAGCGCTGGTGTGGCAGACGGTGCAGCACGAATGGGATGACACGCAGTTCAAAGCATCGGACGATGCTCGCCGTAGAATTACTACCGGCCTGGGCATTCCGATGAGCGTGGTGGGTGCCTGGGATGACGCGAAGTATCAGAGCGCACCGGCACAGCTTGCCTTCTACTATGACCATGTGATTTTCCGCGAAGAAGACCGGCTGACCCAGTTCATTAATGATGTTGTGATGCCCTACTTTGACCCCTACGGCGAGGGTGAATGGTACTACGATAAAGATAGTGCGATGGCACTCACTGAGGATAAGGCCGTTAAGTCGCAGATGTACGGGCAGCAGTTCACCAGCGGTGGACTGACTCTAAATGAATATCGCAAGTCCATCGGACAGCCACCACTACAGGGTGGTGACATCCTGACACTGAACGGGCAAATTATTCCTACTGCTACACTGCCGCAGTTATCCGCCCAGTCTATGACACCGCTGCTGCCGGATGTGCCAGCGGCAGCACCAACGCAACCTGAGCCAGTTGCACCGAAAGCTGTTGAACCCACTGCTGTCGAGGGCATGAAGGATGCCTGGATAGGGTTAACGCTGCCGAACCATCCCGATATGACAGCGTTGCAGAGCCGGGCCAAGCAGCTTATCGGCGAAGGGCAGTGTGAGTGGAATGACCCAGATGGATTTCATGTCACACTAATCTATGTCCCGGCGATTACCGATGAAGAAGCGGCGCTGCTGCTGACCGCGATGGAAGATGTGGACGTGCCGGAAATGGCGCTGCGCGTTGGAAGTCTGGGCGTTTTCGATAATGTTGGTGAACATGCGGTGCATTACAAGGTTCGCAGCAATGGCGATTTGAAGGACTTGCAGGAAACGCTGTACGACATCTGTGAGGGTCTGGGACTGCGGATGCGCAGCTTCTATGCGCCAGCACTGTATCAACCGCACATCACGATGGGTTACGCCCAGCAACCGCTGCGGCGCGTGGTGTATCACGGCAAAACGATGGTACAGCCGGACGAGATGCATCTAAGCGTCGGCGATGAAGTTGTGTGTCGTAAGGCGTGCGGACAGCCGAAGCCGATTAAGAGCGAACCACCGCCAGAGCCTCAGACCATCCATGCTGAAGCGCTGGATGAATTGGCGGCCTGGCAAAAAAAAATTAAAAACCGCAGCAAGGATGAATTGATTGAAGTTGCCACCGGAAAGACACTTGAGACTTACTATGCGCCGGTTGAGTTTCAGAATTATCTCATCCGTGACGAGGTAGCAGAGGGTATCCGGCTGGCGCTGGCTGAAGCTGGTGGCAATAAGGCAGCCGTTAAAGCGGTGTTCGATAATGCCCGGCAGATTATCAGCTACAAAGCGGTGCAGGCAACCCGGCTCGACTTTGAAAATGACTTCGAAGACATTCTGAATGAGGCACTGGCAGGCAACCTGAAGCGCAGTCGGTGGTCTATGCTCACCCGCAATCTGATCGGTGTTTCCATCAACAAAGCCTATCGCGACGGTTTGAAGGACGGTGGGGTAGATGACGAGCCGGATGATACGGAACAGGCTGCTATTGATGCGATGATTTCAGACCAATCGACTTATGTCACCAATCTGGGCAATACGCTCTACAAATCCGAAAGCGTCATCAGCGATGCGATGGCGGCCCAGAAACCGGCGATGTGGTGGAATGGGTCTATCGCACCGGCATACTCGGCAGGTTTGCTCTCAGCCGATGCGAACAGTATGTTTGGCTGGCATCTGGGACAAACAGAACAGCACTGCGAAGCTGAAGGCAGTAAGTGGGGCTGCAAGAACCTGGATGGTACAAGGAAACGCTATAAGACGTGGGATAAGCTGGGTCTGATCGCCGGAACTATCGGGCAAAATACAACCTGCGGTGGGTACAGGTGCGAATGCAAACTCATCCGTGTGGCCGCGAAGTCTACCGATTTCCTGCCGGATTGGGAATATTATCACCACAACCATTCACACGAGGTGGATGAGTCAGCACCAGAGTTGACTGAAGGAGGCGCGGAATGAACGCAGAAACGGCACTCAAACGATTGAACTGTCTGGCAGCGGCAGTGCTGCTGCGCGATGGGACGTTTGATGAAGACGATGCCCAGAAAGAAGACCGGCGCAGGCTGATCGCTGAGATCGTCGCGACGGATACCACACTGGCGAAGCTGGCCGGGTCTACTAACTGGCAGGATCGCCGGGTGGTTAATGTCACATGGGATAGTCTGTGGACGAAGGTGCAGGATGGATTGAAGATTATAGAGGTGAAGGTGTAGTATAATTCGGATGTGTGAAAGAGCGGCGCATTTTAAATGCGATTGTTGCGGGAAGATGGTCAGCCCGGTAGCCTGCTGCGACCCGCGAGAAGGCATATCTCGCGGCTGATGCCAGGGCTATAGCTCAACTAATGCTTAGAAACCAACACACCTTTTGATATTTTAGAACTTGTCAGTCCCGGCAGCCTCGCCGGGCTTTTAATTTTCGACATATGCCATTTTTTTAAGTGCTACGCTGTTTTTCAATGGATGTTCACGAGGACGGCACATTGGGCGACGACGTACAACTCATCAAGCCAGCCACTACGATCAAGGCGATTGAAGGTCAGCCGGGGCGCGTGGGCGGCTATCTGGTCGTGTGGGGCAACTCTGCACAGAAAGATTTGCAGGGCGAATACTTCACGCCGGAAACCGATCTGGGGTTGGACTGGTACGAGCAGCGTCCGGCACTTTACCATCACGGACTGGATGAGCAGCTACAGAGCAATGTAGTTGGGGTTATCGACACGTTGAAGATGGATGCAACCGGACTGTGGGCTGAAGCCCAGCTTGACGTGCGCAAACGCTACGTCCAGGCTGTAATGCAGCTCGTCGATAAAGGCGTACTGGGGTGGTCATCCGGCAGCCTGTCGCATTTAGTGGACGTGGCACAGGATGGACAGATTAAGCGCTGGCCGATTGTTGAAGGCAGCCTGACACCAACCCCGGCTGAACCTCGCCACACAGACATCCACGCTATTAAATCTGCATACGACGAACTGGGTCTTGACCTGGCTCGTTTGCAATTACCCGACAGCGAAGAAGGCAATGCCGCTTCTGAAGAGCCACCGGCTAAAGAGCAAGCTGCTAAGACTGCTGCCGCTGTTGATACCGATCAATCAACAACGAGGACTTTTAAGATGGATATGCAAACTATTGTTCAGCAGGTTCTTGCTGGACTTTTGGCAGCGCGTCCCGAATGGCAGGTTACGCCAGAGGAACAGGCTGCGCTCATTCAGCAAATTCTTGCCAGCCTGAGCGCACCGGCAGAGCAGCCAGTGCAAGAGGGCATGATGTCGGTGGCGATGGAACAGGCCGCTGGTAAGACAATCACAGCGCTCACTGCCCATTTCAATGCGAAGGCGCAGAAGGCTGCCGCGCATCAGACAATGCTTCAGACCGCGGTAAAAGGCGCGATTGCGACTGTACCCGCTCAACCACAGCCACAGTTTACCGGCGGGCAGAACGGGCAGCAGCAAAGCAATCGCCAGTTCGTCAATCAGCTCACCGTCAAAACCAAATATGGCGAGCTGAATGCCGAGGACATGAGCTACCTGTACGGACTGCGTAAGAAGTACAACGCGGCACGAGGTCTGGGTGCAACCGCTTTCGAAGATGCCGAGGAACAGCAGAGGTTTCTGCGTGAAATCGCAGATAAGGCCGGAAAATCCTACGAATCCGGACAGGTGAAGTTCGGTGACGAGAAGGAAACTAACTCGGCGATTAAGTCGATTAATGCCATCAAGTCGGACGAACTGGATTACAGCACGCAGGCCAGCTACGGTGATGAGTGGGTGCCTGATTTGTGGGCATCGCAAATCTGGAACAAATTCCGGCTGGATGCAGTGATTGCGCCGTTGTTCCGTGTGATCGAGATGCCGAGCGATCCCTTTGAACTTCCGATTGAATCAACCGATCCCACTGTCTACTTCGTGCCGGAAACCAAGAACGAGGCCGACTTGACAGTGGCGACCAGTGGCAACCCAACGCCGGACAGTAAAATCGGCAGCGGAAAAGTGCAGCTTGCTTCCAAGAAGCTCTCGCTGCGTGTGGGCTTCTCGGAAGAAATGGTTGAGGACTCAATCATCCCGATTATTTCCATGTACCGTGAGCAGGCGCAGAAGACGCTCATCCTTTCGATTGACCAGGCTGTGCTGAATGGCGACACTGCCGCTGCCAACAACGTCAATCTGGATGGTGGCACACCGGCGACTACGGCGGTATACAAAGCCTTCGACGGTATCCGCAAATTGGCGTTGGTGACTGCCAGCCCGGTTAATGCGGTGGATATGGGCGGTCTTGCGCCAACCATCGCTAAAATCCGACAGGCACGCTTCACCATGCCTGCGGCTCGCGCTTCACTGCCGGGAAAGATTGCGTACATTACGCACGGCGAATTGTACGCCAAGCTTCTGAGCCTAAGTGAAGTTATCACGGCGGACAAGTTCGGGCCGAACGCCACCATTGTCACCGGACAACTTGGCAATCTGGACGGCAGCAAACTGCTGCTCACCGACCAGCTTTCTCTGACGGCTTCCAACGGCAAGATCAGTAACACCGGCGGGAATAACACCTTCGGTGAACTGGTGGGTGTCCATACTGACAGCTTCGTGGTGGGCTACCGCCGGAAGGTGAATGTCAATGTGGATCGCATCCCGGCGACGGACAGCTATCAGCTTTCCGCCAATGTGCGTATCGCGTTCGTCTCTATCGACTCCGAAGGCGCTTTTGTTCTGTACGACATTCTGGTTTAGCCCAGTTTGTTGTTAAGTGAGCTAAACGCTCAAGAGGGATAGATATGGCTAACCGATTACAAGAACAAATCGCTGTCAGCGATTACCTGATGCCACTGCCATTTCAGGCTACTGATGTACCAGATGGCAGTGTGACAGCGAAAGCGGTTCAAGCCGCTTCGGATGAATACGTGATGAACTACAACGGCTGCGTGATGGGCGCGTCGGTTCGTCACAACGCCGACTTGACAGGTGGCACAATCACCTGGCAGGTGACAATTAACGGGGTTGCCCAGACTGCCTTATCACTCGTAACCGATGATACCCACCAGCAGGCTTACGGCAATTTGGCGGCTGACGTTATCACGTTTAAAGCGGGTGATCGGGTCGGCCTGGGCGCGACGAAAAGCGGCACGGTTGCACCCACCACCACTGATGTGGCAGCGCTCGTCAATGTACTGTACGAGGACGTGGGACTATGAAAATTCGCGTGTTGCATGGCTGGATGGGCGATACATCGCAGGTCATCCTTAAAGGTGATTATGACGCTAGTGATCCGCGCCTGTTTGGCAAGGCTGATTATCTCATTCAGAACCGTCACGCCGAAGTCATCGAAGCTGATGACGAGCAGCCTGAGACAAAACCGGCGCTGGATGATCTGACGGTTAAGCAGTTAAAAGAGATGGCGCTTGAGATGGAACTGGACATCACAGGCACAAAGTCTAAGGCCGATTTCATCGGACTAATTGAAGCTGCGGCTGGTGTCGGCGAAAGTGCGCCAACCGAAGACGATCCCGCTGCCGACAGCGAACCGGCTGAAGATAAGGCATCCGGCGATGAAACAACTTAAGTACACGGGCATCCGCACCAAGCCCTTCACCGCGAAATGTCCGTCAGGTGGGCGCTATCCGGTTGAGCCGGAAGTGAGCCGGGTTATCGATGTGGCGGAAGAAGATGCGCTGCACCTTCTGGGTAGTGAACCCGGATTGTGGCTGCCACCGGAAGCTGAATTCACGCCACCCGTTCAGCCTGTAAAGACGAAAGTCAAGTAACCGATGGCTCGTACTGATGTCCAGATGCGCGGTCTGCCGCTGTTGAACCGCTGGCCGGAAGTCATGCACGAAGTGAGTTATCGCTTCAATCAGATTTCCGGCGATGGCGTTCGGCAGGTGCCGGGCTGCCAAAATCAGGTTTACATCCAGTATGAGCGCGATTACATCGCCCAGGGACTTCTGGATGCGTCGGTGCAGGCTGCACAGTATCTGGGTTATCCACCTGCGCCGGTGTGGATCGAGGATGAGATCGTCAGCGTCGACAGCGATTATGCCTGGAATGGCCAGACGCTTTCGACAAGGTTTGGGCAGGTGCAGGCATTCGGCAGACGCGCAATCACACTGATTGATGACAATGTGGCGGTGAGTTATGTGGATGACGATGGTGACGGCGTACAGGAAACAGCCACACTCGCCACTGTGTCCGGCGTAACAAACATCCCGGCAGATGAAATTCAGGTGTTCTTCCGCACGGCAGACGGCGCAGCTTCAGCGGGCAGCGAATACTGGCAGATCGAAGGGCTGACCGTGACGAAGACCGGCGATACAGCGGTCATCACCGGGCCACGCTGGTTGTTCGTCCATCCCACAACGGTCTGGGCAAAGGAATACAAGTCCACTACCGATCTGGAAAACTGGACGAAGTTCGAGGGTGATGTGGCGAATGCCGATCACTTCGTGCTTCAGGTGGATGTGTACCGGGTGTATGCCGACGGCACCAGCGCGGTGCAGCTCATCCTTAATCCGCAACTGGCGACAACCACGCCGGTCAACGTGACAGCCGATATTGCTAACGGCGAACAGGGATATTTCACCCTGCGCACCGGCAGCGGACAAACCGACCCACAGATGCAGCCGCAGCAGGTGAGCGTATCGTACAAAGCTGGGCTGCCGCTGTCGAACGGGCGGATGGATGCACAGCTTGAACGTGCGATTGTTAGCTATGCCAGCACGTTGATGCCGCAGAAGCCAGGACTATGTGACCGGGCATCGGCCATGTGGGATCAGGATTTAAAGCAAGCACCGAACGCATCAGCTTATGACGCATGGCATCCACCGGCGTTCGGGATTTCAACCGCCGGGATGAAGCTGAAGTCCATTGTGGATGCGCGGCAGAACCGACTGAAAGGCCGGATGACGAGGATAGCCTAGATGGCGAGTGTAAGCAGCAGCATCC